GAAGACTTTAACCATAAAACACCAGCTCGATTTATTTTTTTACCATAACATTCTTCAAAACATTGAGCATAAATTGCTGTTTGTAAATCATATGTTGTTTGGAGATGGTTAGAAGTTTTAAAGTCTATAATCCATAATTCATTATCAATTTCACAAACTAAATCACAAGTACCTGCTATTTTTAATTCATCCGAAAATAAATGAACTTCTGCTTCAACTAATGTTGGTTTGTATTCTTCCCACCAATCAACAAATCGTAAAAACATTTGCCAAACATTAGGATCGTACATTGGAATCCCATGTTCTAAAAATTTTAATTCCTCACCATTAAGATAAGCTTCAATCATTTCGTGAACTTGAGTACCTTCCTCACTTGCTTTTTTAACAATATATTCTGAAGCGTATCCTACTTTTTTAAGCCAATCTTCAAAGAATTTACCTTTAGGATAGTGACTTAATACATAAGTTACTGAGGGGTAATACTCCCCATTTCGTTGATAATATCTACCATCTGGTAGGGTAATTTGTTTGTGGTCGTCGGATATTTCTAATATTCGACCATAATGTTTTTTTATAGTACTCATAGTGCTAGTTTTCTACTCAAAAGCCCGGATAAAGTTAATGGAACCGATTTTTGAATAAGTTCAGTAAAACGTTTGAATCCTAGTTCACTTGGGTCTTTATCGTCCATTTCTAATAAGTGGACTTCCTTCCCTTCATTCATAAACATTTCACAAAATTTTAATGCTGATTTTATAGCATCACTATCTAAAGCGATGTAAATTTTTTCTACTTTAGATGATACTATTTTTTTCATTAAGTTTGTTTGTATATTTTTTCCTAAAAGCGGGATAGCATTTCGTTTGATGGCTATGGCATCAAAGGGTCCTTCGCACAATACCAACGGGCTATCCCAGTTTATAAACATTTCAAATGGCACAATATCGCGAGATACTGACGGGTTTTTATATTTACGGAATGGTTGTTTTTCAAAGCTTCGTGCTGTGAAATAATTTAAATCTCCCTGGGAGTCATATGATGGGATAATAATCATATTTTGGTACTCTCCTTCTTCACAATACCCCATATTATATTTTACCATATCTTCCATAGTTACTCCTCTGCGTTTTAAATAAGAAAGAGCATGTCGAGCCATTAGGCTGGAGGGTTTGTCTATAAAACGGGTGAATTCTTTAGGGAGGAATAGATCATGTTTTACTATTGTTTCTTCAACAAATGAACCCTGAGGGATTAATCTCTTGGCTTCCTCAATTTTATCATATGCTTCTGCTTTTTTGAGTAGGTTAGGAATTGTTTTTCCTCTGGTGTTACACACCCAACAATGCCAAGGATTATGTCCTTTTTTATTTTCTGTGAAGTTAACCTCTAATTTGGGTTTATGATGTTTGCAGAAAGGACAATGGTAAGCATAATTACCTCTAGCAGTCTGATTACCTTTCCCTAAAACGGAATCAACTAGGGTTACTAGTAGATGATTTATCATGTGAGTAAATGTACGATGAAAAATTTAGAAATCAAAGTCTGAGGTGAAAAATTTTCCTAAGACATTATCATTATAATATTCATCGGGTTTTTCAAGTACTTCTAGCTGGAAGAGGTATTTGGTTTCTAAGTATGTAAGGTGTTTTTTATTAAAACCTATTTCAATAATTTGTCTCTCTAAATCTTCCAGCGTAACTTCACCTTTAGTTATTTGGTTCTTTAAATGTTTATTTGAACCATAATATTTTTTCCAATCACTTTCTTTACTCTCAATTACAAACGATTTTTTTCTTCCTCGACCAGATTGTTCTGCTAATTCGACTTTAGTGAGCTTACGTTTGCGATTGTGGTATAACGCTTTTTTACCAACATACTTTTTACCCTCGGGGGTGATTACTACATAAACAAACCCGAATGCTTCAAGGGGAAATTCTGATATGTCTGTGATTTCTTTTTCATTATATAACCAATTCATGTTTTATTATTTTAATTAAACGATTACAGTATTTCTATAATCTTGAATAGCAGTAGGTAATAATCCCCATTCTGTATCTGCTTCTCTCTCCCAATACATAAATTTAATTTGTATAGGTCTTCCCCAATTTCCTTGAGTGTCACTAACTTGAGCTAAATTAGCACCTGTATCTTGATTTATTAATTTAAGTCTCTTGAAAGGAGATCCTGAGTTATAAGTTAATTCTGCCATTAAATCAACTGCATTCCCACTAGTACCAAAATTTATATCACTAAACCATTTAACATCTACAATTAATTCATCCCCAGAATTTAAAGTACTTCTAAAATCTTCATCAACACCAAAAAGGAAATAATCTTGATCTTCTGAAAGGTTACCCAAAGTAAGTCTTGTATAATAATTACTTAAAAGATAATGGGCATCGCCTGAAAGTTTAAAATGACCCGCAATATTACCTCTATTAGTAAATACGGAAGATCCTACTTCACTATCATAATTTACTATTAAATCAACATAAGGAACTAAAGCATCACTATAATGTGTAACGTTTGTTATATTATATAGGGCATAATTAGTAGAACCCTCTCCAATTTTTAATTGTGATCCTGAGATGGGTACAATACTGTTACTACCTGAAGAAGCAAAAGAAGCTGAGTTGTCATTTATAGCTATTTTCATTCTTCCGTTTAGAGCTTTAGTCAAAGATTGAATTAATACCTCACCACTAGAAGGAACTTCAGTAGCAATATTACTAGATAATTCAAAAGAATAAACATCAGTACCTGTATCCCCATCAGGTCTTAAAAGATTGACAGTTGTACTTCTATAATCAACTCTGTCAGGATTAATAATATTATAATTACTCCCAGCATAATTTCTACTTTCTCTAACTACTTCACCTGTACCATTTACTGCTAAGTTATATGTAGGGGTTTCTACAAAATTAGTTCCTGTATAATTAGAAAAAATAATTTGTCCGTCATTTTTAATCCTTAAACGTGTTGCGGCTGCAGAAGCTCCCTCTGCTGTTGTAAGAAAATCAATTCGAGTGGGGTATGATGCCGGGAAAGTACCATTCCAAGTACCATCTCCTTCAAATTTTATAGAAGGAGAATAATTAGTATTACTTTCATCATCATTATAACCTGCTAAATATCCTAATAAACTTCCTGCCCCTATAGTTAAAGCTGAGGTTTCTAGTATTAAAGTAGGATCAGTAAAATTATTAAAGGTTTTAGTTTGCCCTACAATATTTAAAACATTAGTAGAATCATTCCAAGTTAAATTACTAGTGGCGGTTGGAGTATCAGTAGCACTAAAATATATCATTTGATATTGGGAACCTGTAATAGAAGTTCCAGGAACTCCATCAGCTCCATCTGTTCCGCTAGTACCGGATGAACCTGAAGTTCCTGATGAACCACTACTTCCGCTAGTTCCACTTAAACCTGAAGAACCTGATGTTCCTGAAGAGCCAGATGAACCTGATGTTCCACTACTTCCTGAAGAACCTGAAGAACCTGAAGTGCCTGAGGAGCCTGAAGTGCCTGAGGAGCCTGAAGTGCCTGAGGAGCCTGAAGTGCCTGAGGAGCCTGAAGTACCTGAAGATCCACTAGTACCTAAAGTAGTTGCTTGAATCTTTACAGAAGTACCATCTAAAACTAAAACTGAAGTCTGGCCTGTTGTGGTTTCTAAATCTGTGAAATCTACAGGTCCTTCTACTTCTAAACTACCACTTATAGTAATATCATAATCATCATTCCCCGTTAAGGCATCCACAGATTGGGAAACGTGCCATGATTGTATTTTAAAATTTTGTACTACTTCATCTGTAGTAGGAACAAATATCTTCTTCAGTTGTTTTGCCATGTTTATAAATATAATTATATTTTAATTTTAAGCATAACTTCTATTTCCTAATAACATTAAACCATAATCATTATCAGCACTTATATTCCAATACATAAACTTCATTATATAAGGTTCACCATTAGCAACAGCTCCTAAACCTATACCATTAAGACTTCCATTATTATATCAAGTATAATTATAAGTCATATCTCCTACATTAGGTTTTGAAGTAATAATAATATTATCACTTGTTTGTAATTGAGATTGGAATGAAGTTGAAATATCCCAATAAACATCAATAGTAGTAGTAGATGGGTTGTTAAGATTATCTAACACAGCATTATTAATATTATTATCTAATTTAATAAACCAATTATTATCTGATGAGACTCCTCCTCTTGTTAAATTAAATTCACTAACAGAGTTACCATTAACCAAGGTCCCTCCTGCAGTAGTATTGGTTACAGATAATACAAATTTACTATTAGCAGTATTATCAGTAATAGAATTTATAGTCCATGTACTTTTAGGTATATTTCCTGCTCTAAATTCAATTTGGGTAGCCTTAGAATTACCATAATTATCAGGAGCTAGTAAAGCTTTAAGGGCTCTTTGTCTTGTAGCATTAGTACTATATCCTATTTGGATTAAAGAAATATTAGCAGGATTTGTATCCCCTACAGTAACAATATCATTGCCTACTTGTCCTAAGGTATTTATAGTATACCCAGACATATTAGTATAATAAGTACACATATCAACAGTTCCTAGATCTTGACTAGTTCCTCCTGTAGATTGAGCCATAATTACACTACCATTAACATCAACCGCTAAATTATATTCTACATCACTAGATGAAACAAATCTATACCCATTTGTATTATTGTACCCATTTAAAATAATCTGTTGATTAGAATTTATTTCTAAACCTGGTTGAGGAATTTGACTTGTTGGGGGGCAAGTTTCAAATACAATTGAAGAAGGGTTTGAACTATATGCTCCTCCTTTAAATGACCAATCTCCATCTGTTCTGAATTTGATAGTACTATGATGAACCCCTGCAGAACCTGAAGGGTTAATTCCTTTAATTATAGCTAAATCTCTAGGAGATGCTCCTGTTGTTAATAAACTTTGAGATACAGCATTACCTAAAATTAAATTGGCTAAACTAGATGTATCATCAGTTTGGGTAGTCATAATTCTTAATGAACCATTTATTTTATCCCAAGTATGATTATGATCCCCTACAGGATTATCATCTCCATCAAAATATAAAACTTGAGTA